TTTGCTCGCCGAAATGAGCAGGCCCGACGCTTCGGCGCACGGCTTATAATCATCGGCCAGCGCAAGAATGCAGAGACGGGCAAGCGCGAAAATATCCGCGTGTTTCCCGACGAGATACCCGACGAGATACCCGACGATCATTCGATCAAGATCAAGGCGGCGGATTTTGGCGGCTGTGGCTTTCATTGCAACACGGAGTTAGGTTCGTGATCCCGCCCACACACCACACCATCCCCCAGCTAACCGCCGTGCCGATTATCGCGCATATACGGGGGATGGGATGACCCCAGCCCAAATCAACAACGCCGCAGCCGCTCGCTTCAAACTGGACCCAGCCGCCATGATCCAGCGGACACGCACCCGCGCAATCGCATGGCCCCGGCAGCTTGCAATGGTCCTCATGCGTGAGGCTGGTTACACATGGCCCCGGATAGCGCGCTTCTACAGCATCCATCACACATCCGTCATTCATGGCGTTGAGGCATGCAGGGCGCGCTGTGAGGCCGATCCGACATGGCGTGGGCATCATCGGTGCATGACTGTCACTGTTGGCACTGTAGCGGGCGCTGAGAGGGCTAAACAGGCGAGGGATATCACTTGGGTTCTACCTGGGATGATGAACGAGTACCGCGCGCTGAAGGTCAAGGGCGCATTGAGGCCGCATGAAGCTAAGGCGCTTATCCTGACCGGGGAGATGCCATCTGCTCCACCGTCCGCAACATGACCCGTAGCTGATCCTCCGACACGGTTACACCATCGCCAAATACGAAAGCGCCCTGCCGGTACTCTAGCGAGACTGGCAGGGCGGCCTGTATTTGTTCAGAAATCGCAGGCCAACCGCAACTGCGTGCGGTGGAAGGCGGACAGCTAGGTGGAGATTATGCCCGTTTCAACAGACGAATGCAATGTCTTTCGCTTGCAATCCATGTCCACTTGCTCCCAGCCCTCAAGCCAGTCGGATGAACGGCGCTGGTCGCGTTTCTCATTGTCGATCCTTGCCTCACGGCCAGTTTGAAACTGGATAATATCCTCTGCCACCTCAATTCTCCTTGGATGCGGCGGCGAGCATGGCTTGCCAGATATTAGCCATGGCCGATTTGCCAAAACGACTGTTGGTTTCGAGCGCGGCCAGGATCATCTCCTCGGTAGGCTCAGATAGGGCGGTGAGGACGGATGCCGCCGCTTGCAGAAGGTCTTCCTGCGTGTTGTCGTATATCAACCCTTGGCGGAGCATGATATTGCGCTCAATCTTGTCCTTGGGCAAAGCGCCGTAATCGGGTCCGAAATGACCGGCCATCGCCCGCGCCATTTTCTCTACCATGTTCATGTCGGTTGTCCTTGGGTTAGGCGGTCGTCAGTTCGTCCACGGTGCAGCCGATCCACTTAGCCAGCGTCTCAAATGCCCATGACACATATTCCGACCGCTCCGGCTCCGTCATCTTGTGGAAGCTGATGCTGTCGTAATTCTTGATGATCTCGCCTGATGGCAAAACCGTCTCAGTGAAAAGCCCACGCCTGTCTTTCAGCACGCGATGCAACAGCGCCTCGTCCAGCGCGTCACCCTGGCACATTTCGGACAACACGGGAGCCGCCTTCGCCAGTGTGATCCAATATACCGCCATTCGGCCAGCGTTGCCCCGTGTGCGCTTAATCTCGATGCGGACGGGCGCAGCCTTGTCAAGCGCGGCGAATGCCTTCTCAGCAGCCGGATTAGCGGGGCGCAGGCCACCAAGGTGAGGGCGGAATAGGAGGGGTGGGGTATCGGTCATTCGCTTTTCTCCCAAAGCCAAGCCATGTAAGTCGCAGCGGCAGATGGTGTTTGTCCGATACTCGCCAGCCAGCCCTGTTCGCTTCCTATGCCATGAATGCCGCTCGGTCCCTGATGACAGCCGGTGTGGCAGACTGGCAAAAGCCAAGCATGATCCCGACGCCAACGCTTTCCCTCAATATTCAACATCGTGTGGTGAGCATCAACCAGCATTGCACCACAGCCAAAGCACGGCTGGCTTTTCACGAATGCCTTATGTCGTTTCTCGCGAGCGGTCATAACCGGATTGTACTTTGGTTTGATGCGTCCGTGATTGATTTTCATGAATTACCGCCTGACTTTAGGAAACCAAGTGTTCTGGACACAGAGCAAGATAGCCTTGGAAAACCAAAGCCATCTCTGCCCTGTACGCATGACTTCTGGAGCCACCGGAGCGCACCGGACCCGACCTTGGATGCCACCTTGGTCGAATAGCCTTTCCTTAACGAGGGCGGTATCCCGTGCATTCCCCCGGCGTCGCATTGGCGTAGGCTTTAGAGCTACCATTCCAGCGGATCGACGCGCCTCAGCTACTGGTCTCACAATACCCGGCCCAGCTGCGACGTGCGCAACAGACAGGCATTGCCAGCTTGCTTTTTGGCTGCACCCGCGCGGAACAAGGCAATCGCGCTTGATATGCTGCCGGATAGGATGTACATGATGTTCACACACAAAACCGGGCCGTTGGGAGTGCAGTCCTGACGGCCCATTCTTTTTGCCTGAAACAGATGCGGCGCGCAACCCCTGAAAGAGTTGAACGCGCCACGTCCCAACTATTCAACTATCCTGAATAGTTCAAAAAGGCACCCGTTCGTCATCATCAAACGCCGCCCCACGTCCGAACCCGCCTGATGAATTGCCGCCGTTGCCGCGTGGCTCCTGACGCTCGCCCGACGACTGCACAGAACCCTTGGCCGGAAGTGTGAAGTCGGAAGCGCGGATATTGTATTGAGGCTTGCCCTCATACTCACCGATTTCAAACTCCCCGACGACAGTCACTTGTCCTGCTTTTAGAAGGTATGGCGCTGCACCCGCGCCCTTTTTCCCCCAAACGGAAATGCGAAACCAATTCGTTTTTTTCTTGTCGCCAAAACCTTGATCGACGACCAGATTGAAACTGGTAACGGTTCCCTCCCCCGCCTGCCGGGTTTCAGCGTCGGCAGAAAGGCGACCTGATACGGTTATGTGCTGCATGTCGAATTCCTTTAGATGTGCTTCCAGCGTTCGCGCCGGGTTATTTTGCCAATGAGTTTTTCGCTTTTGCCGTAAAGCTTGCCTATTTCCGTCAAAGACCAGCCCAATTCTCTCTTGAGCCTAATGTCTAAAACGTCTTCCGCAGTGAAGGAGGCCATAGGGTGTTTCTCCCCTTTTCTGTCAGCGTTGCGCCCCCTTTGGTGCATGTCTGCGCAATTTTCGGCGTGACTGCCGACCTCTAAATGCATCGGGTTCACGCAGGTGGGATTGTCGCATTTATGCCTGACAACCAATCCCTCCTCTATAGCGCCGTGGATCAACGAATAAATCCACCTGTGCGCCCTAATTGTGTGATTGGAAACGCTAAAATGCCCATAACCTTGCGCCATGGTGCCCCCAACCCACAGCCAGCAATCGCTAACCTGAGTAGGGATTCTCACGAAAGACATAAACCGACAGAAATCAGCGGCTCTGCCAGATTTTGAGTGTATTAATTCCTTTACCATGGCAGCATTATACGCCTTTCAAACAAAGCGGGCAACAAAAAGTACGCCCTTAATATCCTACCATTTCAAAACGCTTGTGAATCTGCCGGACCGTCTCAATGTCCGAACGGCAATATTCCGCTATCTTCTCATGCTCGCCATTGGCCCACGCTTCGGCAACCATCGAGCCATCGAAATCGCCCTTGCCCTCCAGCCCTAGAGCCGTCGCAAGCCGGTCAAGGCCGATCGTGCCTCGAACGCCCGCCCATGCCGTCATGGTGTCGAAAATCGTTTCGGACCACGGCTTAGTATCGCGAGGGATGGCGCGGGGGATTTTGACGCCCAGCACGATGGCACGGCACAGAAGAAAGCGCAGATCGAACCCGGAGACATTGTGCCCGATCACGCGGACCAAGCCAATGTCTGGCATGAAGGAGAAGAAAACCCGAAGGATCGACGCCTCCTCGAACACGCTTTCGGCATGAAGGCTTTTCGGCTCGTCATCACCGAACGCCCAGCCGATGGTGCAGATATGGCCGTGCGCCGGATCGAAGCTGGTTTTTGCCACGGCCTCGTCCACCGCGCTCTCGCCATTCTCCGCGATCCATGCCGCGATGCTCTCGGGCTTCTTGATGTTGCCGGGGGGCTTGAGGTTCGCCAGCGCATTGGCTCGGTATTCCGCGCTCTGGCAGGGTACTGTCTCCAAATCTACGTACAGGTCGATCATGCGGGTTGCTCCATGTGAGGAATGCTGTCGTCCAGACCTTCATCCGTCTGAGGATTGGCTTTCGGCTTGGCCTTGTTCGCCGCCTTCAATGCCCCCTCGTAATGCTCGCGAGGGATGGCAGACAGCCGGTCATAGCCGTAGTGGGCAAGCCATGCGGTTTCGTCCTTGCCGGTGGCTTTGAGCGCGGCGCTGATTGTGGAGGCTTGTTCGGCGGTGATGGTGGCCTCACGGGCTGGCGCTGGTGTAGCCACGGCTGCATTGCCGTCATCATCCTCGGGGCACACACCGAATGCCGTCATGAGGCTGTAGCGCCTTGCGTAACTCAGGGCGGAGCCATAGCCCTGAGCGTCATTCTTGCTGGCTGGCATGAACAGCTTGCCGAAAGACATCTGCTCGCCGCTCTCATGGCAGACAACCGTCTCAACACATACGCCACCCTGCTGCTCATGGGTCAACTGCGTGAAGAACAGCTTGTGGGCGACGAGCGCGGGCTTGATCGCATCCACCACGGCGGCGAGATCGGCATATTTCATCGCCTTGCCATCGCGCTTGAATGCGGGGTTTTCCGAACCCTTCGTCGCCCCTTCAATTTCAGGAAACGCCTTGGCCATCGCGGCGCATAATTCTTTCATCACAGTCTCCTCTGTTGCTCTCACAATACCCCATCCGTTCCGCTCGTCAATCCCCTCAATACGCTTGCACGTTCTTTTTTATCGTGATAGCCTTACATCGTAAATTGAAGGGATGAAGCATGATTTCACTTACCGAACGGCAGGGGGTTCTGCTGAAATTCATTGAGGATAGGATCGCGCAAACCCGCGTTGCCCCGTCCCATGACGAGATGAAGGAACACCTCGGCCTCAAGTCGAAAAGCGGCGTCAATCGCCTTCTCGTCGGCTTGGAGGATCGCGGCCATATCGTGCGGCACAAGAAAATGACGCGCGCAATCGAATTGCTGGGTGAGAAGTGATGGCTTTTTGGAAAGGGTCAGAGCTATGAAGGAGAAACAATTCCTGCTCGTGAAGCGCGGGCTATATTATCGACCTGATAATCAGGGGTACACAGGAATTAAGGATTATGCTGGTCGATACATGGCAAGTGATTGTAGCCCGGATGATAACGTTATCGCAATCCATGAGGATGATGCCCCAGATTATTCAGAGGCATGTTATCACGATTTGATGGCCGAACATGCGAGGGCCAAGGTATTGGTCTTGTCGAAAGCGTTATCATGGTATGCTGACCAAATGTGTGAAGGTTGGTGCGAAGGCAAGACGCCTGCGGCATGCGCATCCATTGGTTCAGAAAACTGCGCGGGTTGTCATGCTGTAATCGCTATAGCGGAAAGCTGTGATCCGGTTGCTTTAGGAAGAATAAAGTGATGCGCCCAGAAGACCATCTCCAGGCATCCATCTGCCAATTCCTCGACCGCGCGCTGCCGACCGACGCTTGGTACTGCTCCGTGCCCAATGGCTCCGTACTTGCTGGCACACCAGCCAAGCGGGCTATGCAGATGAACAAGCTGAAACGCACCGGCTTAAAGGTGGGGGCGCCTGACTTGTTCGTGCTGTTTATGGGTCAGTTTCTGGCGCTTGAGGTAAAGTCCCCAAAGGGCGTGGTATCGGACAACCAGAAGATCACCGCCACTGATATTCGATTAGCGGGAGGGGCTTATACCATCGTCCGCTCTGTCGATGATGTGGAGGATGAGTTGCTTGCATTCGGGATACCGCTAAGGGCGTCTTGCAAGCCGGTGTGATCGAGGTGGTGATATTGTGGGAGCGGAAAAATGACAAGCGTTCTTCCAACAAGTTTAAGAGAGATATTCTCTTATAATGAAGATACGTCGAGAGCCATCCTAGAGCATATTAGGTGGAATGGCAGTGTTTCGTGTCCTGTCTGCCAATCCAGTAATCCTTATCCAATATCTTCACGGAGAAAATATAAATGCCGAGTTTGCGATCAACAATTTTCTGTTTTGTCCAATTCTGAATTTGGCAGTTCAAAATTAAAACCATCTGACATATTGGCTGCTGCCTTTGTTTTTTCACGCGCCAGAAACGGAATAAGTTCCTGTAACTTGGCAAACACATTGGGCGTGCAGCAGCGCACGGCATGGTCAATATGCAATAGGTTCCGCGCCGGTTTGCAACGTGAAGTTATGTCGCAAAGTCTATCTGGTATTGTCGAGATCGATGGGGCTATTTTTGGGGGGCACACCAGAATTGTTCCAGGCGTTGGGTTTAGAGGTAAAAGTGATGATGGCCTGAGAGTAAGGCATTACGGCAATAGAAGGACGATTGTTGTCGCGAAACAGCGAGCGGGTCGCACCCTCCCTATTTTGGTGGCTAAAGAGGCGGACGCAAAGCCTGATTTGGAAAGGTATCTGGATACCTCCACGACCATAGTGGCGGATGGCTCTAGGGCTTGGGATGGCCTGCTTAGGCTATTTGAAATGATCCGCCTTGAGCATGCATGGACTTTCAAAATAGGTGACGCTTGCACCAATAACGCCGAAAGTTTTTTTGCTAACATGCGAAAAATGCATGGCGGTACGCACGGGCATATGTCTCACAGATATATGCATAGATACGCCTGCGAACTAGCATGGAAACGTGATCACAACGAAATGAAAATCGACAAAGACGAGCAGTTTTGGATGATCGTCAAATTGGCTTTAACTCCAGGTGTTTTACTGGATTGGGATTTAGTGGAGGAGTTGTATGGCGAGGGCGCGACGACAGGGGAGATCGGAACGTTTCTTAACGTCCCAGCACCAAAATTGCAGGCTGCGCGGCAGGAAAGAATTAAAGCCCAACGAATGGGCCGTTAACATCGTCCTAAGGATTGTCGGGACAAGTAAAGCCGGTAGCCTCTGCATAGGAGACGATGTGGCATCCGACTGCCTTCTTGCGCTTTTCGAGGTGGGAGGCCTCCGTTGGCAGGAGGATGAAATCATACGTTTCTGCCGAAAATTCGTTTCCAAGGCACTGGTGAAGTTTTCTTACAAAAGAGAAATTTCTGAATGTGAATTCCTTGTTCTCGACAAGGATGGGGTAGTCATAAAGGAGTTCCTACCCGCCCACACTGTTTTGCCAACTCAGGAATTGCATGTGGACGCCAGCATGGCGATGAGATCATACAACATGCTGCCTGATGTGGATAAGCGCGTTTTGGCCATTCTGATAGATGGCGGCACCCCGATAGATATTTGCCAAGAAATGGGCCTAGAGCCGTGGGCTGCTATTGAGGCTCTTAAGACGGCCCGCAGCAACGCGCGCAGAGTCGGCAATTGGGATGAGTGACCGTTGCCATCTAATCGCTTTTTCCGATTACAGTTATCGAACGAGTGATATTGCATCGCCGTCATGTCGGCGGCGCTTGCCAGTGTTTTAGATTTAGATTATCGTCGGCCAATTCGAGGCGCTTCTTCCCGGTCGCGCTGTCGGATTGCTTACGTGGCCAGCGTTTAGGAGCGCCAACCGACATGTTATATATACCGAAATGCCGAATTAGTTTCAAGCCGTTTGCGAAATCAGCGTCATGTGTTGAGCAAACAATCTTCCGCCGCATAGCCATGCACGCGGGCGACTTCACAAAATCCCAGCGATCCGTTCTCGTAAAGATGACGAACCTATGGCTGCGTCACCGTGGGGGAGGCTGGTTCGCTCCGACCAATGAGGCTTTGCGTAAGGCGCTCGGGCTATCCCTGCGCTCTGTCCAAGCCGCCATGTGCATGTTCCGCGACCTTGGGATATTCGTCGCTCTCAGCGGTGGGCGGGGACGCGGCGACCATGTGCGCTACGCCGTCGATCTGTATGCCATGCAGGCCATTTTGGCGCCCGATGTGAGGATCAAATGCGCGGGTGAATGGGTCGATCTTGACGGGGAAATAAAGGGTGCAAAAATGCCTTCCCCATATAGAGAGAAAATAAACCTTATCACACCAGTCTGGGTCAACCTCAGCCGTTCGATCAATTGGCACACGCTTGGGCAGGCTTTGCGACGGTGCCAAATGGCGCAACGAGCATGGTTCCGACGAGACCCTGCAACAATCCACCAACTGCCAAGCAAACTCACTAACGCCGGTCTCGCAGTGGAGTGCGCCGCATGAAAGTCCTGCGCCCCCACCAACGGAAATCCATGGCAATGCTCCGGCAGGCTATCAGGGAAGGCCACAAGCATATCATGCTCCAACTGGCCGTTGCCGCTGGTAAAACCAGAATAGCCGCTGAGATTGTGACGAATGGCCTCGCGAAAGGTAATCGGGTCATTTTCGCGGCTGACGCAATTTCCCTGATCGACCAGACGGTTCAGGCTTTTTGGGATGAGGGCATAAGGGACATCGGCGTCATCCAGTCCAATCATCCCATGACCGACTATTCGCGCGCTTGTCAGGTGGCATCGGTTCAGACCCTATCCCGCAGGGAGTGTCCGCCGTTCGATATTTTCATCCATGACGAAGCCCATATGTCCTATGACATCATCCGCCAGCTTATGGAGGACAATCCCAAGGCTGTCTTCATCGGCCTGTCTGCCACGCCATGGTCCAAGGGGTTGGGTAATATGTGGGAAGTCCTGATCAAGCCCATTTCCATGCCTGAACTGATCGACCTGGGCCATGTCATGCCGGTCATTGCTTATGGCCCTACGGCGCCCGACCTGAGCGCGGTCAAGATCAAGGCGGGTGACTATGACGAGGAACAGGTTGCCCACATCATGGGCGGGGAGAAGATCGTCGCGGATGCCATCGAGTCGTGGAAGGAATTGGGTGACAACCGCCCCACATTCTCATTCGATGTGAATTGCGCGACAGCACAGAACACATGCGACCGCTTCAACGCTGCGGGGATACCTTGGGGGTATATCGACGGCAAGACGGAGGCACTGGACCGCTCGCGGATATTCGACGCGCTGGACCGTGGCGACATCATGGGGATTAGCTCGGTTGCAGCGCTGATTAAGGGGGTAGACAGGCGGGTAGCGTGCATCCTTTGGCGGACCCCCACGAAGTCAGCTATCAAGCTGGTGCAGGGCATCGGGCGGGCATTGCGGGATAATCCACCGTGGAAAGACGCTATCGTGATCGACCAGACGGGGAGCCTGATGAAACTTGGCTTGCCTGCTGACATTGACCGGGACACGCTCTGCACGAAGAAGAAGGGCGAGAAGGCAACGCAGGAAGCATCGGCAGCGATATTGCCCAAGCCCTGCCCGAAGTGCGGTGTGCTGAAAACGGCCAAGATTTGCGTGTGCGGTTTTGAGAGCAAGCGGGAGAGCGATGTTGTGGAAGGTGCTGGCCAGCTTGCACGGATCGGCGGTGACAAGGCAGGACCGAAGAAAACCGGACCGACTGAGGCGGATAAGCTGTTTTTCTATCGTGAGGCGCTGCACTATGCACGGGCGAAGGGCAAGGCGGATGGATGGGCGGCGCACATGCACAAGGACCGCTTTGGTGACTTCCCATCGCGCAAGCCATTTGAGGTGCAGCCGGTCCCGCCAACGTCGGCAACGATAGGCTGGATCACCGCCCGGAATATCCGCCGCGCCAAGAGCAAGAGGCCGCACGCATGAGGCATCGCGACTATATTTTTGCCGACCCTATGGTTCTCGTCAATCAAGAGAAAGACGCTGATGCGATATGGCGTCGGGCTGCACGATCTGAGAAGCCAAGTGATGTTGAATGGAAGCGGGCCGCGCTGGGTGTGATGCATGGCGCTGCGCCGGAGCGATTGGCAGGCACGACGATACTGATCGGCAGGAACAGGCGCAAGTTTCTCGCCATTGCGATCCCTGCACCAGAAGGCCCAAGTGGAATGCTGTGCGATCCATATGAGCCGATAACGGAGATCGCGCTTTACGATCCACAGACGGGGCGGTCATTCCTCTGGAGTGGTGCGAGGATAGCGCCAGATTTCAATATGAAGAAATGGGCTATCGAGTTTGGATTCAAGCGTTACCGGCAGAAATACCAACGGTTTATGGCGAGGGTGACGCGCACTGAGATACGCCCTTGGGACGGAATGCCGGATCAACAAATACCTATTGGAGTGAGATGAGATGGGCGATGAAGACGATATTGAGATGGCCGACCCGGAATGTGAGGGGTGCGGCGGGGGCGACAAAGTTCCAGCCAATGTTGATTACTGGCGCTGTCCAAAATGTGATGCTGAATGGTACAGCGAGGACGAAGAATGACCGACTGGTTCGCCACCAAAGGCCGCACGCCCCCGAATCCCGACGCGCAATATTGGGTCCGGTTTCGCAATGGCCATGAGAGCAAGCAACCCTACGCTGCCAAGCAACTCATATGGCACGACAGGGGCGAGATATTCGACATCGTGGCGGCGAGGAAAGTGTGAGGGGGGATTGACGGGCTATCATCACGATAGTATCGTTTGGTTATGACGAAAGAACAATTCAGACGCGCCCGACAAGAGTTGGGAATGACGCAGGCCAAGATGGCAGAGGCCCTTGGCATAGCTGTTTTGACGGTGATCCGATACGAGGGGGGTGGCCCTATCAGCCATCCCATATCGCTCGCCGTCGCCCACCTCCTCAACACCATGCCACGGCTAACCACAGGAGATCGTCATGAGTGAGCGAGACGACTACCACAGCCTTGGCGTCGGCCTTTCATCCATGGTGGATGACCTCTTCGCCGTTAAGTCGGGTGAGATGGGTTCGGCCAGCGTAGTTGAGTACAAAAAGACGTTCACATGGGAAGGGCAGGAATATCACCTGACCCTCATGACGCTGGCCGATGCCATTGCTGATGGTGTTGCGGAGGCGGGCCATGAGTGAGACGCTCGACTATTTCGATTGCGGGCAGTGCGGCCATATCGGCATGGTGGCGGAATTGAAGGAACACCCCTTCCGCCCCATGCCAGAAGACCTTGGCTTTTGCCCAGAGTGCGGGGCTGAGGTTGAATGCCTGATTACTCGCGCCGATGTCGCTAAGTTGTTGGAAAGCTATGGCGAGGATGTTGAGGAGGGCTTTAAGGAAATTGAGGCCCGCATACCGGCTGGAGACACCCAATGAAGATCAGTGACGAGGCGCGGGAGGCTGCGAGTGACTTGCTGGCTGTAATTCTCACCACAGGCGGAAAGGATCGCTCGATATACGCGAACGCCATGCAATCCCTAATCAACAGCACATTGGAGCGCGCGGCTGGCGTGGCTGATGGCAACATTATGTCGGGCAACGATCAATGGTGTGCCGGTCACGACGCGGCGGCACGGAGGATAGCGTCGGCAATCAGGGCGTTGATTATATGATCCGCAAATGGACCGATGACAGGCGAGGGTGGCGAAAGCGGTTCGCGATTATGCCTATTTTCTTGAGCAACGGCCCCTGCCGGACCTTCATTTGGCTCCGCTGGCATTGGCGGCGCGACATGTGTCTCTACACCGAAATCAGCGAGGTTGACCCCAATGCGTGAAGATGATTTCAAAGGCGATACGCCGCACCTGATTGAGTGCATAGACGCACTACTCGACCTTGACGATGCGAAGGCGCTTGTCCCGCATGGCCTCGGCAAAGGCTCACATGCTTACCGCCTGTTGTGCGCTGCAAGAAACCACCTCACCCTCGCATTGAAGGAGGACACCCAATGACTGACGCATGGCAACCGATAGCGAGTGCGGGCGACCGTATGGACCGCGTCTTTGTGGCGGGCTGGCAAAAGCCACACGGGGGGGGCTGGGTCATGAGACTGACGCTTGCCTGCATCTTCGCATTTTGTGCCATGGTGAACACCTGCACGAGCACGAGCCGCCTTAGCTCAATTGAGCAGAAGCTGGACGCGTTCTCCAGCACAGATCGGAGCAAGTGATGAGCGAGATAGTATGGGGCGGCTGATCAACACAGAGAGGCTACTGACATGAGCGAGAAATTGCCATTCAGGGAAAGAGTTTCGACATACCACCGGGCTTGGCGCCTCCGTGGTGCTGCCAGATTGAGCCATCGCCTCTGGATGTTCTGGACCATTTTCGGGAGGTATCCGAGATGACCACAGAGATCATCGTGGAGAAGGTGGATCACGGCGACCACATCACCACCGGACAGGAGGAGGGCGCGTGAGAGTAGTTATCTATGACGATGAGGACATGGAGCCTATCACTGTCGTTAATCTTCGTGGCGTTACGCAGCGCGCCCTTGAGGAGCGTGGCATGCGTTGGCGTGTTCCGGTTCCCGAGCCTTTTTCCATTTCTCTCGGCCCTCCCCCGGAGATTATGGAAATGCAAAAGATGCGCGTCTTGGATTTGGAGTTTGAGCCGCTGCGCCGCCAGACTAGAGACGGGCGACGGCAGGAATCCATAATCTGTTTCACCAAGGCCGCAGAACTGGCTATGTTGCTCAATCCTGATTGGCTTCCAGGTCAGCGTAGCGCGGTAAACTATCTGCAAGATCAGAACGATCGACTGACCAGCATGCTTATGAGAGTGTTATGAACCACCTCCTGCGCGGCTTTCTCTATACCACAGGTCGGATATGGTCACAGTGGGTTCATAAGATGATGTTGCGGTTGGCTAAGCGATTTCTGAACAATTTCGCCAGACTGCGACAATCGACACACACCTTGCATCGCCGCGCGGGTTGGGGTAAATTGGGAGTATGAGCATTGAGCGCACACTTTGCATTTGCATCCTCGTGATACTGGTCGTGTGGCTGGCCACGCGGTTGGTGTGATGGGCAAATTTAATAGTGTCCAATAAACCACCAGCAGCGGGAAGAGGCAGGCCCAAGGGTTCGCCCAACAAAGTGACCGCCCAGGTTAAAGACATGGTGCGCGCGGCCTTGGATAAGGCGGGTGGTGTTGATTATCTGGTTGAGCAGTCAGCAGCCAATCCCACCGCTTTCATGACACTGGTTGGCAAGTTGCTGCCCATTGAGGTGAACGCTGCTATAACTGAAAATCGCCAGACCTCAGACCTGACGGATGAAGATCTTGAACGCCTTATCAACACACGAGGCGGCATGGGAGTTACTACGCAGGCGGAAGGCTCGCGCTCGGTTAACTGACTATGCCCGCTATATCGAAGTCCCAGGCGCTCCTGTTAGCGACGATGAGGACGAGGAGAACTTTGCCCCGGTCGAGACTGTGCTGGCGCAACACCATGAAATAATTCTCGAAGCCACCCAGCGCTGCATGGAGCGGCACAGGGGGCGGACAATGTTGTTCTTGCCCCCCGGTTCGGCAAAATCAACATATGCCACGGTGGTGGCGCCCACATGGATGATGGGCAGTAAGCCCGGTTTCAAAGTTATTGTCGTCAGTTACGCAAGTGACCTGTCCCGCAAGTTCGGCAGGCGCATGCGATCCATCGTTAAGCAGAAGCGATTCCAGCGCCTTTTCGATACAGGATTGAGCGCGGAGAGTAGCGCGGCTGACGAGTGGGCTTTGGGCAATGGCTCGGAGTTCATGGGCGGCGGCATCTTATCCGGCATCACAGGCAACCGCGCTGATTTTATCGCCATTGACGACCCGGTTAAGGGTAGGCGTGAGGCAGATTCACAGGCCACGCAGAAAAGCACCATAGACGCATATCAGGAGGATGTGCTGACGCGCCTAAAGCCGGGTGGTTCTCTGATGATTACGCAAACCCGATGGAACGAGGGTGATTTGGCTGGCTCCATCCTGCCTGAGAATTGGGCTGGCGAGAGTGGATTTATCGAGTGCCGGGACGGGGAGACGTGGGAGATAATTTGCATACCGGCGAAATGCGAACGTGCGGATGATCCGCTTGGCCGCAAGGTTGGTGAGTATATCTGGCCAGAGTGGTTCGACCGTGATCATTGGAAGCCATTCGAGCGAGTGGCCCGCACATGGTCTGCACTGTTTCAACAGAAACCAGCCCCTGACACCGGAGACTATTTCAAACGAGAATGGCTGCATCTGGTCGATCACGTCCCGCCGAAAGAGTCGATGGCGATCTATGGCGGGTCAGACTATGCGGTTACAGCGGACGGTGGCGATTACACGGTGCATGTCGTTGTTGGTGTCGATCCTACGGGCGCCATGTATCTGCTCGACCTATGGAGGCAGCAAGCGTCGTCCGATGTTTGGGTTGATGCGTTTTGCGACTTGGTACGCAAATGGAAGCCGATAGGGTGGGCTGAGGAGACAGGCCAGATCAAGTCTGGCGTCGGTCCGTTCCTGCTAAAGCGCATGATGGAGACAGGCTCTTACGTGGCGCGTGAGCAGTTTCCGACGCGAGGTGACAAAGCGGTGCGGGCGCAGGCTATTCGTGGGCGTATGGCGCTACAGGGGCTACACATCCGCCGTGATGCACCCTGGCTGTCTGATCTAATATCGGAAATGATGAGTTTTCCTGTTGGTGTGCATGACGACCAGGTCGATGCACTCGGACTGGCGGGCCAGCTTATGGACCGGATTGGCATGGGCCGGGAGGTGAGGGATGAGGCGTCAGATGCTGGCATGACTTCCGATGGTGTCTATGTCGCTCCCCCGTTGCGTTCAAAGCGCCGATAGGGTAATTGGTAAGCATGGCTGACCCAACACTCGCAACAGATGATTTCGCGCCCATTGAGGACGAGCCTAAATCTGCTGCTGGTATTCTGGCCGCGCTGTCCAAGGCAGAAGACGCATTCGAGTTCTGGCAAGCGACCTGTTCGACAATCGACCAGATTTACAGCAAGGACGGCACGGCTTGGGATGCGCTCAATGAGTATCAGTGGGCTGACGCTGACCTAGACCTGTTTTGGGCTTCGTTTGAGATCATGAAGGAGGCGGTTTATGCCCGCCCTCCCCAGCCCGTCGTCTCGCCCACGTTCAAGGACAATCGTCGCCTGCTGACTGTGACGGCGGAACTGTTGGAGAGGACCACCGTCTCCACATTCCAGCGAACCGGCATTCATGACGTGATGATGCTGATCCGTGACGATGTGCTGTTCGCCGGTCGGGGCGTGCCATGGGTGCGTTACGAGAAGGACAAGGGCAAGCGGGTCTGCATCGAGCATGTTGACCGCACCGACTTCCGCCATGAGCCTGCGCGCTATTGGACTGAGGTTGCTTGGGTTGCCAAGCGGTCATGGCTGACTGAGAAGGATGCAATCGCGCGGTTCGGCAAGAAGAAAACTGAACTGCTCACGTTCCACGACGACCAGAAAGAGCGTGACGGTGACAAGCGCGACAAGGGTTCGCCCCATGCTCCTGTCTGGGAAGTGTGGCACCGTGGCAATGACAAGACCTATTGGGTAGCTGAGGGCGTCCAAGAGGTTCTTGACGAGGGTAAGCCTGAAACGGAACTGACTGGTTTTTTCCCCTGCCCCAAGCCTGCATATGGCACGCTGCGCCGCCGCTCACTGATCCCCGTTCCAGATTGGGAGCGGTATCGCATCCATTTCGGCAAGATCAATGACCTAACGAGCCGCATATATCTGTTGCTCGACAAAGTGCGGATGAAGGGATTGGTCCCGGCTGGTGGCGATCTTGGCGATGCTATTCAGCAGGCCATGGAAAGCGATGATGATCAGATTATCATTCCAGTCCCGGCTGCATTGGTTGGCGGCGTAGGTCTGGCTGATATGGTGGTCTGGTTGCCGCTGGAGCAGCTTGCCACCACAATACAGGGGTTGATTGAGGCCCGTCGCCAGTTGATTGACGACTTCTACCAGCTTTCCGGCATATCCGACATTATGCGTGGTGCGACCGAGGCGGAGGAGACGCTAGGCGCGCAACAGCTTAAGTCGCAATATGGCTCGGTCCGCATCCGGGGCAAGTCGTCTGAGATTCAGCGTGTCGCGGCAGATGCGGTCAAGATCGCGGCTGAGATCATTGCGGAGAAGTTCGACAAGGAAACCTTGCTTGAAATGGCGCAGATGGAAATCCCATCCAAGCGTGACGTTGAGAAGCAGATTGCTGACATTGAGAAGAGCGCTACCGACGAAATGCAGGCACTTTCTGAGAAGGCACAAGCGGCGGCACAGGAGCAGCAGGAAGGCGGCGACCCGCAACAGGCGGCGCAGCAGTTCGAACAGGCGCAGCAGGCCATTCTCGCCAAATATGCGCCGATGCTGCGCGATGCTGAATCGCAGGTTCCCATTGAGGATGTGATGAAGCTGTTACGCGACGACAAAGCGCGCGGGTTCACCTTCGAGATCGCCTCCGACAGCACGGTTCTCGTTGACGAAATGGCGGAGAAATCTAGCCGTAACGAGTTCATGCAGATATTGACGGAAAGCCTTGCTAAACTGGCGTCGGTCGTTGCGATGGGGCCAGAGGCGATCAACCTGTGGGGCGCGGGCGTTAAGTTCCAGATCTCCCCCTATCGTGTTGGCCGCGATCTTGATGCCGAGATCGACGCATTCATTGACGCTGCACCTGAGATCGCCAAGCGGATGGCACAGGCCAATCAGGGCGGCGAGGCAGAAGGGCTTGTCCAAGCGCAGCAGGCATTGGCGGACGCTGAGAAGGTCAAGGCCCAAGCTGCTATGGCTGGGGTGCAGGCCAAGTCGGAACTGGACAAGGCTGAGTTGCAGCGCAAGATTGGTCAGATGCAAATGGACGCCCAGGCGCAGCAGTCCAAGACCGCAGAGGCAATGGAGAAACTGCGCCAATCCGCTCAAGACAGTGAGGCTAAGGTTGCCAAGGCGCTTGCCGACATAGATCATGTCCGCGCACAGACATACAAGACGCTGGTGGACGCCGGTATAGCGCAATCTCAGCAGGCGATGAATGAGTTCAAGACGGTCGCTGATGTTGAGGCGCGCGCAGCCGATCAGGACATGGCAGCACAGGGACAGGCGGTTGATGCCGAGTTCCGCAGTGCTGATCTTGAACGGGCAGAACGCGGCGAGGAGCGTGCGGATCGCCAGCAGGATTTCTCAGAGCAATCAAACGACCGCCAGATGACTCTGGCCGAACGCCAATCCAGCCAGGATAACGGCTGATGGGCGTAGGCGACTTGGTTGATAGCGCGGTTTATCAGATAGAATTTTCGTAAAGGGATCGGGGTATGGCAATCAACGTAAAGCGCCTGACTGAGTTGAGCATGGTTCCGCCATTGGCGATTGAGTTTACCGCCCAGATCACAGCTAACGCTGGCAATGCGCGCAGGCTCATGGAGCGTTCTATGCCGGGGCCGGTCGCTAAGTATGTGGCGGCCGCTATCACAGCGGACAGCGCCGCGGTCGCACCATTGGTAGAAATGGGCGTTTATCCATTACTGGCCAAAGAAATGGTCAGTCAGATCACGACATAGGAAACGAGAGATGACGAGCAAGGCAGACAAGTTCATTGGTACGGCGGAATATGAGCAAGGTCGTGAGGCGGCGCGCGGCGGCATCGCCAAGGAAGATTCTCCTCATGCGGAAGGCACTGATGCCTATAAGGCATGGCTCAAGGGCTGGAAGTTCGAGCAGCACTGATGCCGCTATATGACTTCCGCTGCGCTGAGGAACATGTTTTCGAGCGATATGTGAAGCTGGAGGATTTCTCCGGCCCACAGCATTGCGCTTGCGGGTCTTTGGCGCAGCGAGAATTGTGCGCGCCCAGGGTTATGGGTAGCGACACAATCGAGCCGTGCGTGGGTATGGACGGCAAGACGCATGACAGCCTTTCGTCCCTGCGTGCCACATACAAGCCAAGCGGCAACCCGCGCGGCGAAAGCTATATTGAGATCGGGAGCGAGAAGCGGCCCGAACACAAGCCGAAACAGTTCGATAGAAAGCAACGCCGCGATGACCTGCATGCGGCGATTGCAGACGTAAAATATGGCAGGGTAGCACCCACTCAGACGGGGATTTGAACATGACCGACATTGCCGCACCAATCGAAGCGCCCATTAACCCCATCGCTGGCGACGAAGCCACGACGGCAGGTGGGTCCGCGCCTGCTCTTGCGAATATCCCCGACGAAAAGGGGCAAACGCTGCGTGAGAGTATCCAGGCGGCAATGAAGGACAGTGAGCCGAAGAAGGACGAGCCAAAGCCTGAGAAGGTGGCGCCGGTCGAAGAGAAAAAGGAATTGCCGCCTGAGCCGGAAGTGGATCAGGATGGTGATGCTGCGCAGGAGGCAACGGACAAGGTGCCGTCTGAGGGTCGCCAGCGTGCGGAGCCTCCTGCTCAGTTCAAAGAGCAGAAAGCCAAAGACCTTTGGTACAGGGCGCCCAATGAGGTGAAGGCCGAAGTCGCCCGCATCCTTCGGGAGAATGACGAAACCACCGCGCCGCTGCGTGAGGTGTCCGAACGGTATGAGAAGCTGCGCTCTTTTGACGAAGGTGTGCGTCAGTCGGGTGGCGATCTTTCGCAGACGCTGAACCAGATCAACGATGTCGGCAAGTCGCTCAAGGCCAATCCTATCATGGGGTTGCAGCAGACGCTTAACATGTTCGGCCCACGCCATCCAGATGGTCGCCCATTGTCCATTCAGGAGGTCGCTCACCACATCGTCAACATGGGGCAGGATGGCTTTGGCCGCGCGATGCAGGAGGGGCAGCAACAGTTGACCCAGCAGCAGCAAATGCAGCAGTTCCAGCAGACGCAGGCCCGCATGCAGCAGCTTGAGCAGGAGGTCATCACGGCTAAGGCCGCGAGCATCATCGAGCCATTCCGGCAGGCGAATCCGCGTTATGACGAATTGCAAGACGATATTGCATTTATCCTGCAAAGTGGTAGGATAGATTCAAGCCTAAGTCCGCAAGAGCGACTTTCGCGAGCCTATGAAGTCGCCCTTCGGATGAATCCGGACCCCGACGATAACGCTCACGATCCCATCGCCAGCGCTTCCGAGGCGGCGCCCCGCTCGAATGGCGGGAAATCCATCAAATCCAGTGCCGGTGCCGTCGCCGTAAACGATAGCGACACCGAAGCTGACAAGGGCGAGTCCATCCGCGAAAGCCTGCGTAAGGCTATGCGGGGAACGAGCCGATAAGACTTAGGGAGCCAACATGCCTTTCAATCCAGATCGCAATTACGGCCAGCTACTCACCGCTGCCGTGGCGCGTCGTTCGCGCGCCATCCAGGACATTGTTTACAATGCCACCCCACTGACCGCTATCCTCAACGAACAGGGCCGCATCAAAAAGCGCGCTGGCGGACCGGAACTTCGCGTTCCCGTCCAGTTCGACAAGCTCGGCGCACAGTGGTTTAATCGTGGACCCCTTGCTGCGTAAGCAGCATTGAATAACCGGGTGAATTCAGGGGAACCCTAAGCAGCGTTGATCTAGCTGTATGGCAATCCTGAGCCAAGCCGAGCATGTAAGGGCTTTTAGCTCCCAGGGGTTCGGAAGGTGCAACGACTAGATGGTGAGGAAACGATAAGCCATCCACGAGCGCCCGGCATCCTACTTGGTTTATCAAGAGGATGATGATATAGTCTGACCTATGGAGAAAATTGTTCAAAATGGCCGTGTATGTGCAGAGTGTGGAGAGCATAAGGAAGCTCAAAGCTTTTCGGTCCGAAAGACCGGCACGCTTTATTCCTACTGCAAGCCATGTAATGCTGCCCGCACACGGAAATTCGATAGCCGCCACCCTGAGCGAAAGAAGGAGCGCGCGAAAAGCTGGTATGCAGCCAACCGCGCTCAAGACCTCGAAAATTCTCGGAAGAAGCGGTATCTTCGAGTATATGGCGTTTCATATGAACGTGTCATTGAAATGCTTGCTGAACAAGATTCTCGGTGCGGTATCTGCACAAAGGAAATCAGTGAGAAAACCATGGTTGTTGACCATTGCCATGGTAGCGGGACTGTCAGGGGAATCCTCTGCAATCTCTGCAATATCTCACTCGCTCCCATCGAGCGCCCCGGCTTCCTTCACGCAGCCATATCGTATCTCGAAAGGCATAGAAGCGGGTCATAAACAGGCCCGCGATAACACAGCCCGCACGGGCTATGACAAGCTCCAGATCACGCCCAAGGAACTGCTCGGTTCTGCCGTGTTCCCATGGTCGCGCGTCGTCTCCATGTTCTCGCTCAGCGGCACCGAACTTCTTTACACTTCGGGCGAAGAAGAAATCGTTGACCTGATGGAGTTCTATCTCGACGCCGCCGAAAAGGGCGTCAAGGAAGCCTGGGAAGTCGGCATCGTCGGTGACGGTACGGCTGACGGCGGTCGCCAGATGATCGGTCTGGGCGCTGCTATCCCCATCATCGCCAATACCGGCGTTTATGGCGGCATCGACCGCGGAACCATCCCCAACTGGCGCACGACCACCTACAACATCGCTTCCGGCGACGTTGCGGGCTATACGACATGGGACAGCACGACTGTTCGACCGATCATCAATCGCATTGTGCAGGCGCGCTCGCGCAACAACCGCTATGCGAAGATGCTGATCGCTGACCCGCTGGCCTATGAAGCCTTCGACGCCTCGCTCGTCGCGCATCAGCGTGTCGTCAACGAGAACCGCGTTGGCCGTCTGGGCTTCTCGGCCATCGAGTATGTCACGCCAGCCGGTCCGGTCGAAGTCTATTCGGCTGGCGGTATCGGCAACGTCATGCCCGCAAACACGGTCTATGGCATCGACACGGAAGGACTGGCAATCTACACGTTCCCCGGTCAGGAGTTCGTGCCATTCCATCCCGGCAATGGCCTGCGTCCTATCAATCAGGATGCAGTCGCGCAGGGCATCGTGTGGTCGGGTCAGCTGGTGCTGGAAAATCCGATTTTCAGCTTCCGCATCCGCACCACCTCGTAAGGAGACAAGGACATGCCAACGAACACTCCTTTTCGCACCACGCCGCAGCTTGGCCCCGACCTTTTTCAGGTCGTTCGCGCCAATCAGGTCTGGTACGACGGCGCCAAGCAGATCGCATCGCCGCAGTTGGGCGTTACCGAAACGGGCGATGATGGCTTTACCTATATGTGGGTACAGGCGACCGGCGCGATTGCCGCCGCTGCTGCACCGGGCACTCAGGTAACGCTGACCCTGACGCCCGGTGGCGCCAACTATGCAACCGCCGCTTCCGGCGCTGGTGGCTGGTACGCTCCCAATAGCACGAACGTCCCAACGGCTCTGGCTGCTGGCGACCGCTTCTGGGCGCGTAAGGGCACCGCTCCTTAATATCGAATTGGGGCGGCTTAACGGTCGCCCCTCTATCCTCTCAGACAGGAGTTTTTATGGCTAAGCTTGCAGTTGTTGATGTTCGCGAACTGGAGGTTACTCCGTTCTTCATGCTCAAGACGATTGAGAACATTCCCAAGTCGGAATCGGCGGGCTATGCGGTGTACGATACCATGGAAGTGGTACAAGTGCAGATCGCGGGCGACCGCAACAATTCCCCCATTTTCCCAGCGCATGAGCAGAGCCACCGCGAGGGGTCGCGCGTCGTGACCTATGCCGAACGCTGGGCCGACCAATACCGTGACTTCAAGGAAGGCGAGACGCAGCAGGCTGGCGGCACTCCTCTGGAGGTGTTGCAGTCTTTCGGCGTGACGCCTGAGCAGACTTCGCTTTGCCGCGCTCTGAAAATCTATTCGGTCGAGGCGCTGGACAGCCTTGAGGGGCAGAAGGTCAAGTCGCTCGGCATGCACCAGAACAAGCTGAAAGAATCGGCGCGTCGTTATATGGCGGATCGCACCAGCGGCACGGAGGCTCTGTCTCAGATCGCGGAATTGAAGGCGCAGATCGCAGCCCTGACCGCGCCCGCCAAAACTGAGGTGGAGATTGACGACGCCATGGCCGAGGCGGACGAAGCCATGAGTGAGGACGACTTGCGCACCGAACTGGAACGCATGACTGGTACAAAGCCGCACCACAAGTGCAGCCGTGAAACGCTCCTCGCCATGTACAATGAGGCATCCGCACAGTGAGTATATTGACGGCCTTGCAGCCAGCGGCTTTGCGGTTGCTTGGCCGTCGTCCCACAGTCTTTTTCGGCGCGTCTGGCACGTTCGAGATGGAGCTGTGCGATTTAGTCAACGATGTTGCCGACGACATTGCAAGCTATCAGGACTTGCAGACGCTTATCCGGTTCGCATCGTTCAATGGTGACGGCACAGATTCAGCGTTCGACCTGCCCGCCGATTATGACCGCATGATGCTCGTGACCGACGTTCAGGATGCGGCATCGTGGTGCTGGGGATTCGAGCGTTTCACTGACATAAACCAGTTCCTGTTTTACCAGGACAGGGGCTTTATCGGCAATCCAGGTGGATGGATCATCTATCAGGACCAGATGCACTTCGCACCCGCGCCATCTGTGGGGATGGTGGCTCGCTTTCCTTACATCACCAAAAACAAGGTGAATGGCGGGACGAAAGTCCTGTTCGACAATGACGCTGACACGTTCGACTTGCCGGAGCGGCTTTTGACGCTTGGCGTGGTGTGGCGCTATCGTGAGCAGAAGAAACTGGACGCGGCTGGCGATCAAGAGGCGTTCGAGAAGGCGCTCGATGAGTATGGCGGCAAGGACAAGGGCAGCACGGTCATTCGGTCGCGCGCTCGCCGCCGCATACCCGGCGTGGGCTATGCTTGGCCGGGAGTTTTGGGCTAATGTATGCTCGCCGCCTCACGCGGCCTAAGCCCGCAAAGGTGCAAATCGGCAAGCTAGACGCCCCCACGGCGGGATGGATCAGCAACCGCGCGCTATCCGATCCGCGCGCTATCGAGGGAACTGGCGCCGCTGTTCTGGACAATTTCTTCCCAACGGCATCCAAGGTCGTTTTGCGCCGGGGCAAGCAGCTTTATGCGACATTGGGCGACGGCACCGAAGACCCCACGGCATTGTTCTCGTACAAGAATGGCCTAAACCGCAAACTGTTCGCTTCCACCGCAACCGCCATTTACGATATCACCAACGTGATTTTCCCGACCGGGGGGCAGATTGCCACGCCAGACGCTGACCTGATAGTGACTGAGGACGGTGACTATTTCGGCTGGTCATCTACGGAGGGATTGAAGGTTCCCATCGTCTATACGGGCGGCGATTGGATCGTAACGCAGTTTGCCACGTCGGGCGGAGTTTATCTGATTGGCGTCAACGGCGCAGATGATGGCTTTATTTACGACGGCGATGAGTTTTGGCCTTTCATTGCGGGCGGTGTGACACGGCTTAGCTATGACGCCCTGACCGTGGACTTCGTGGAAGGCGAGATCGTTACGGGAAGCGTTTCGGGCGCAACGGCCACGGGTTACAAGCAGGAGGGCGCCGCGT